GCCTTAAAACGGAGTGCGTCGGCACCAGCCAAGGAAAAGACGCTGCTCAACAAGCTTGATCAAGCTTTGCAGCGAGTGCCTAAGGGCACTTTTTCCAAGGTAGGCGGAAACCTTGGGTCCACTTTTGGACCCATAGGATCCAAAATTGGCAAGATGGCTGGAAAAGGTCTTTCGGCTATCACTGGGTATGGAGATTACACTGTTTCTAGTAACACTCTTTCTACCGTTTCCACTTCTGTGGACATGGTCCCTCAGTTTGTACGCAACGAACACAGCGTTCGCGTTAAGCACCGTGAGTTCATTCGTGACCTCCTTGTTCCCTCGAATCCTGCTGAATTTAACCTCACGGATGAGGTCATCAACCCTGCGAACAGGAATCTTTTCCCTTGGCTTTGTCAAATGGCCAAGCAGTATTCGCAGTACAAGATTCACGGTATGGTCTTCACTTATAAGACCATGAGCAGTGATTATGCTGCTTCGGGTCCGTTGGGCACAGTGTTTATGGCCACGAACTACAACGCTCTTGACCGCGCATTTAAAAGCAAGGTTGAGTTGGAAAACTCTGAGTTCGCTGTTTCTACCAAACCATCTCAGAGTCTTATCCACGCGATTGAGTGTGATCCTAAAGTGTCTGGCTTTGACATATTGTATGTCAGGGATCCTTCGTATGACACTACTGGGGAGTGCAGTGACCGTAGGTTTTATGACTACGGGAGATTTCAGGTGGGAACTCAAGGGTTGCCTGGTACAACAGGCCACACGTTGGGTGAGCTTTGGGTCAGCTACGATATAGAGCTGATTAAGCCCATTCCTGGGGGCTCCCTAGTTTTGGGAACCAGCCTCATCAGCAAGCCCAACGGCACTGTTGGCGTGGCCGCCCTCAAGTCTAGTGACAATAGGTTCTCGCCTAACATAACCCTGACCATGGCGAAGTTCAACCCAGTTGCAAGCACCGCTTACAACATCATCCCCACCAACAGTTGCACGCTTTCAGGCGACACGGCTTTGTGGGGCACTGTTGTGAATACCAGCCCAGCTGGAGTTATGAGGTTCCTGAAGAACGGAAATTACCAGGTCACCTTTTACGGTGCGGCTCAAACGGGGACCAGCCTTAACGCGTTAAACATTGCGTCTAACACTGGCTGCGCCATCACGGCTGCCTCCAACGGGCGTGCCTGGTACAACGCAGCGAGCAAGACTGCGTCTCCGACCACGTTGGCTCCTTACGGAGCCTGCGTCGTACCGCACGTCACCTCAAGCGCCACTATTACAGAATGTCCCGTGTATAGCTTTACTACGGAAGTTCGGGTGTATGGAATTGAGGATGATGGTACTTCGGACTACGTCACTTTCAGTCTTTCGGACTTCACCACGCATACGGGCAGTCTTGTGACTAACTTCGCACGCAAGGCCACGGTTATTTGGACCGCTTTGGGTTCAAATGAGCAGGACGCCAAGGCTGCTAATTTTGTGCCATATTAGAAGGAAAACTCTATAAACCGGCAGACAAGCCTAAAATCAGCTGTCAGTGCTACAACTGACTACGTCAGGCCTTTGGCTTTTGGCGGGTCCGAGAAGGAAAACTCTATAAACCAGCGGAAAAGCTTTGAAAGTCGGCGGCCCGGGTGCCTTACCCCGGGGCGGCCCACCGCACCCCTTTC